CTCGAACATCACTCGGAGCACGATGGTGTTGAAGTCGCACCGCTTCGGGTTGAATCCTTCCGGCAAGCCTTCGGCACCGAACATGATCTCCCAGGGCTCGCGTTTTAATTCGCGCGCCTTGATCCCGATCTCGATGAGGTGGTTCCGGTCAAGAACGCATTGCAGCTTGTACTTCTCCGGGTCGGTGATGCCATAGCTTAAGCTGAATATCACGCCGAACAGAAGGTTGCGGAGCGGAAGCAGCTCCTTGTCCTGGCAGATGCTCACAAGGTCGTTGGGAGCGATCTTGGGCTCCGTGACGCCAAGCGCGAGCACTTTGCGGATGCGGCCCTCGGCCTCAAGCATCCACTTCGGCTTGATCCCGCCCTCCCACTTCCAGGCAGCGTCCTCCGATCCCGGCTCATCCTTCAGGTGATAGTACCTGAACGGCCAGCACTCCTCGCTTAAAAAATCAGCGGGCACTAGCCCGATCAGCCGGTAGCCGGTGCCCGCCAAGACGATCTCTGTGTCCTGGCGCTTGAACTCCATCCGATCACCCCATAGGCTATACGGTCGCCTGGCTGTTCGTCACGTCGAGCTCGATGTCCTGATAGGTCGGGTCCGCGAATGCCTGGGCCTCGACGGTCTGCTTGATGTATCCCTGGCCGGACACGTTCGGCAGGGGCGTCTTGAGGATTTTGCAGGAGTTCAAGAAAATCTCCGCCTTGTACTTGTCCGCGGTGGATCCGATGGCCACGCCGGTCTCGAGCAGCATGTACAGGCTGATGGTGTCGTTCACCAAGAACTTGGACAGGAAGCTCGTGTCGGTGAAGGCCATGTCGAAGGTCACCTTGACCTCGCGCCGCTTGTTGATGACCGGGATGTGGGCGAAGTAAAAGCCGATGGTCTCCAGCAGTCCCATGCCGTTGTTCACGCTGATCTTGACCTTTTCCACGCCGGGAATCTCCACGCCGTTGGGCCCGCCGAGCTTCAGGATAGCCCGCGTGGTGATGAAGGGCTGGATGGCGCTCTCGGACGGCTTGACATTGGTGGCCGCACCGGCCGCCTCCACCGGAGTGCCCTTGCTCAAGTCGGCGCTGGCATCGTTTGTGCCCGCGGTCCACGCCACGGAAGACGTGGTCCCCTTGGAGCCGGAATAGATGACGAACTTGCTGGCGGTGTTGACGTAACAGGCCGCCAGGGCGCGCCGGTAGGTGTCCAGGAGGGAGGCCGTGCCTGCGATGGCGTCGTTGATGGCATCCTCAAGCGCGGCCGCGTTTGCGTAGGAGTCGGCCGCAATGGTGACATCAACGGCGGTCCCGCCGTCAACGGCGAGTTTGATCTGGTCATTGACCCCGGCGACGAGAACCACCGGGAAGGTGATGGCGTTTTGGCCCACGCTGGAGCCGGCCGTGCCCTTCTGGTCGAAGCCGTGCATGCCCACCATTGTCATGTTGAGCTGGACCGGGTTGCCCTTGTCGATCTCCAAGTCAAAGCTCGTGGGATAGCAGCCTACCAGGTTCATGCAGCTCAGGTCTTCGTAAAACGTGAATGCAAGCGGCACGTTCGGGACGGTGTCCCGGCCGAGCAGCTTGTGGGTATATCCGCTCATCGTCGTGACAGTAACCGCAGAACCTCCATTAGCGTCTGCCACAGCATTAAACAGAGCAGACCCTGTGAGGATGATGCCAAGAGCGTGGTCTCCGTCGTCGACATAAGTAGCCGTGACTACGGAGCCAGAAGCTGCATTGACGTCCGCGAGAAGCGTCTCTGTGTCCGCATCTTTATATGCAGTGAGGTTCACGCTGATGGTCGGCTCGTCATTCACTTTTAGGTGCATGGTGGACGAAGAACCGTCTATGGTGATGACGACCTTTGCCTTCATGATGCAAGACGCCGCCACGCCGCCGAACACAGACTTGAGCAGCGCCATGGTCTGCTCCGGGTAGAGCGGGGTCTGCACGTTCCCGGCAACCGAGTGCATGCCCTCGAAGAGGTAGCCGACGGGCTCCTGCATGCCAGGGGTCAACACCGGGATCGGGTTCCATTTCACATTTTGCTTCAAGCCAAAGGTCTTTTGCACGATGAAATTCTGCGGGTCTTTGTGGACCAGTGGGCTGTCAGCAACAGCAAAACCCGCCCATGCTTGAGTGCCGCGTCCTACGTTTATCATGTTAGATACCTCCCGGCTCTACGCCAGATTTTGGGCGGTTTTAAAACCGCGTCTTGAGTGTTCTTTTTTTACATTTTCAACTATCGTTAACCACTGACAATTCTCCGGAGCGTAATCTTCATTACTATCGATGCGATCAATCGTGAGATTATCATCGTAGCCATGAGACAAAGCCCAATCTTTAAAAGCTATGAATTTTTTCCATGCATCACACACTTTTATGTTTTTGGCTCCATACCATTGATAAGCTTTCACTTTTGCATTTAAACAACGGTTCAACATTCCGCGCCATATACGATAGAGCCTGTGTCGTTCCCCTACTTTTGAAGAATATCCGTGAATGATCCCAACCGTTTTTAAGATTTCCGATTTTCTGCATCCACAAGATTTAGTGTGCCCACTTTTTAAATGCGATGATCCACAAGCGACTTTTTTCCCACAATCACATACGCATTGCCAAATGGCGTTTCCGCCTTTATCTGCGTGTAAAAATTCAATGGCGGTCAATCTTCCATATCTTTGATTTTTTAAATCAGCGCGTATTCTGCTCATACAGTCAAACTTCCTTTCGAGTAGATCGGCGTATAAACTCGCACGCCCAGGCCGAATCCGATTGACCCCTCCGGCGCCTGCATCGGGATGAATCCCTTGATCTCAATCTTCGGCGGCTCAAGCCAGTTGTTCGTTCCGGTCAAGTCCACGCCGGTCACGCCCACCGCCGAGTTTATCGCGTCCATGACCCGCTCGAACAGCGGGAACAGGCCGCGCGTGAAGTCGTCGTTGTAATACCCATAGCGGGCGTCGTCGAACAGAAGGATGGTCAGGTCCTCGTAGCCCTTGGCCTGCCTCCCGACGAACTGGACCTCGGCCGCGTCGCCAACCCGCTCCGGCCAGATGGTGACGAACGGGAGATGCTCCTCCGTGATCTGGTCAGTGGCCGTGAGCGGCGTCACCGTCACGCCGTCCATGATCCCGCCCTGCACGAGCAGCGACTCTGTCCCGCCGGAATACTGCCCGCCGGTGAGCCGGTCGATGATCTCCTTGAAAGCCAGTGTGAAGACATGCTGCCCGGTCATCACGACACCGCCCTTGCTATCGCATCGTCAACCTCGCGCCGGATCATCCGGTCTTCTGCCGGGATCACCTGGTCGCGGAGGTTGTGCTGCGCCTCGATCCCTTTCACGCTCCGCTTGCGGATGAGCTGGCCCTGTAGGTTCTCAAAGTACAGGAACTCCCCGTTGGTGGGAAGGATCGGCGTCCGCGTTCCCCACTCCAGTAAGCCCACGACTTTCGAGATGGCCGACACCTTGCCCTTGAGCTCCGTGTCCCGGACGATCTCAAACTTCTCCGTCTCGCCCGTCTTGTGGAGGTGGTAGCGCTCCCGCATGGCGGTGACGGCCAACTTGTAGCCCTCGCCGAGTATGCGGTCGAACAGGCGCACAAGCCCGGACCGGCCCACGTTCGCCTCGATCTTGGCGACGCGGTCCTTGATGACCTCGTCGAGGTCTGTGTGGTACTCCAGAATCTCGTTCACGCCTTCACCGCCCAGATGGCCAGGTCTTTCTTGGTCTTGTCGTCCACGATGTTGATGAGCCGGTTCTCGGGCTGCATCTGCCCCTGGACGTAGAACTTCTTCATCCAGAGCCCGGAAAATGTCGCCGCGATCTGGATGGCAAGCTGGTGGATGTCTCCGTCCATGCCGTGCTGCTCGTCCGGCGCCACGGACTCGTCGTAGGTCACCACGGGGCTGGCTGTGAGGTCCTCGGTCCCGTTGTCCACGCCGACCTGAGCCGTGACGGTGTACGCCTCGGCCTTCATGCTCCAGCCGTAGCCAAGGCAGTACACGCGGCCGTTGATGTAGTCGACCTCGTAGTCCACGCCCTCCACAAGCACCGACGGCGTCGTGTTGCCGACGTGCGAGGTGAGCGCGAACGTGAGGATGGGCTTGAACGGAGCCTTGATGAATCCGCGCCGGACCGAGTTCACCGCAGGCCAGACGGTCCAGTTGCCAGGAGCGCCCTGGGTGTTGAGCACGACCTCGTTGGTGTACTGCTTGCGGAAGAATATCCACCTGGTCTTCGAGTCGATGTACCGGCTCGCCCGGTTGATGGCCGAGAGGATCGTGTCTACGTCGTCCGCCTTGGTCTGCCCCATGAAGCGCTGGACTTCATCAAGGGAACAGTATGGTCTAAAAAGTGTGGCTGACATTATTGGGCCACCCCGGACCAGGTTTCATTCCGAACAATCATGCCAATGTTTCCATAGCAAACCCCGTATTCTTTCGCCAAGTTCCTCAAAGACGACTTCCCGCTTTCCCACTTAACCCTTATCGCCTTTACTTGAACGATGCTTAACTTCGCTCGCGGGTGTTCTTCTTTAGAACGTTGAGCAAAGTGTTTTGCCGCATGGTCTGATCTTTCTAAAATCTCAAGGTTCGATGAAGCGTTATTGAGTTTATCACCATCTTTATGGTGGACGTTTCTGTCATCACCGTGGATCATCCCCAAGACCTGCCGAGCCAAATAAATTCTTTGCGAGCATCCTCTTATCCATTCGCTCCTGAACACTCTTCCGTCTTTCAATAAATTCCACTTGTGCTTTGATATTTTAGGAAGGTCTTGGTCGTCAATCTTTGACCACGCGACTACTTTATTGTTTTTGAATACTGGAACGTTTCCCATGTCAGGCCTTCCCTTCCTTCACCCGCTGCTGTGTGAGCGAATCTTCATGCTGGCGGTATCCCTGGAGCGTCTCGTAGACGTGCGACTCCGAGTAGCCCGCGTCGATCAAATCGTCGTGCCACTTCATGTCCTCGCCCCAGCGCATGTCTTCCTTGACCTGCGGGGTCGATGCGTCGCGCATGAAGAGCGCGCAGTTGAACTGGTGGTAGTTGCCTTCCTTGGACCTCTCCCCGGCCGCGTCGATGTATTCCCAGCCGCAGTACACGATGAACTTCTTGTCCTGGAATCGCTTCCGCAGCTCGATCATGGCGATCATCTGCCGTTCGATTCTCTTGGGCGCGGCCACGTCGTCGGCGTCTTGCCAGGCCGCGAGTCCATTCGGGCAGCGCGCGAGCAGCTTTGAGCGGCTGAACCCGACGCCTTTGTTGGTCTTGTTAATGAACACTTTGAGGCGCTCGTCCTTCTCCGCGAGGACTCTAAGAATCTTGAGAGTGGCATCCGTTGAGCCATCATTGCAGACGAGCACCTCCAGGTTCTTGTAGGTCTGGGCGAGGATGGACTCCACCGACTGCTCGATGAACTTCTCCCCGTTGAAGACCGGGATAAGAACAGTAACCTTCTCCGACTGGTCGACCAGGCGCTCCATCACAGGCACGTAGTCCGCCTGGATGAAGTGGAAGCGCGTGGATCCAAGGAAGTCCCGGAGAATCCTCCGGCCCTCCTCCTCGGACACCTCGAACTCCGCGCCCACCGGGTGGGCGTTGTATTGATGCGGCCCCTTGTTTATAAGCTTCATGCTATCCCCTCCCCCTCAGTCTCGCCTTCAGGTCTGCTATGCGCGCCTCCGCCAGCGCGCGCGTGCCCTTGTCTCCTATGATCGACTGCTTGAACGCCCCGGCAAAGTGGAAGAAGCTGCACTCACGCAGCGGGACACTGTCATTGAGCTTGACGCTCTCGTTTCCCATCATCAGGTTGAACTTCGCTGTGATGTCGAACCACGGCACCTTGAACCGCTCCACGTTGAAGTTCATCGTGGACTGGTCGCCGTAATAGTCCCAATCGTGCTCGTAGGCGGCCGGGTGCCCAGGGTAGAGGAACGCCTTCTCGTGCCCTCGCGACGCCAGCATCACCCCGGCGTTGAAGTACGGCGCTCTCAGAAAGGGCTCGGCGTCCTTGCCGTGCACTCCGATCTCCCGGAGGAACGCCTGGTAGATCATGTTGAGGAACGCTGTCATGTTCGGGATCTCGTTGAAGGCCCCGAACCGATCCGCAGGGACGGCCGCGAAGATGTCCTCGGCTCCGTCCTTGATGAACACATCTGTGTCGACGTACAGCACCCGCTCGTAGTCACGGAGCAGGCGCACGATCTGGTACTTCTCCCAGCAGCATGCCCCGGACCGCTCGGCCGGGACCTCGACCACCCTGAAGTCGGCTCCCACGCGCTTCGCGTAGGCCTCCATCTGAGGGTGGGTAAGCGTCCCCAGGAACCTGTGGAATTCCCCTGAGACGATGGTGAAGATCAGCCTGCTTCCGCTCACACCCGCACCCACCAGTTGTACTCCACGACGTTCTGGCGGCCGCCGAACACCTGCTGGACCGCCCGGATGACGCCGAGATAGTCCTGGTGGTAGTCGTGCCCGGCGATGATCCCGCCCGGCTTGACTTTCGGGAGCCAGGCCTTGATGTCGCCGAGGGCCCACTCCTCTTCGTGGCAGGCGTCGATGTACACGAGGTCGAAATAGCCATCAGGGAAGCCCTCCGCCGACTTGGCGGAATCCCCCTTGACTTTGTGCACGTTCGGAAGCCCCTTTGTGGACGAGTCGAAGCGCTGCTCGATGTCCGCCGGGAACTCCGGCGAGGATATTCCGAGAGTGGCTTTGTCGTCCCACAGGTCGACGGCAAAGACCCTCTCGAACCGGCCCGCGAAGAGCGCCATTGTCTCCCCGGCGAATGACCCGATCTCTGCCATCGCCTTGGAGTTCGTGGAGCCTTTAACGAAGGTGGCCGCCTCAAGCATGTCCTGCAATCGCTGGAGGCTCACCGGGTCGCGCATGAAGTGTTTCTCGTTCATAGCCATCACCTTTCAGGATGAGAGAGCCAGGCGTCCCCGGCCCTCTCCCCTGGTTTACTTGCCTTTCGCTTAGTACCCGGCGTTGTAGCCGAGTGCCAAGGTGGACAGCGTGGTGCTCGGAGTCGGTTCCAGCGAGGCGAACCCGAAACGGGCGCGCGTGCGCAGGATCGAAGCGAACTTGTCCTGGTGCCGCAAGATCTCAAACATCAAGGTCTTGCGAATGCCGAGTGCGAACTGCGTGCGGTTGAAGCAGAGTACGGAGCCCTTGAGCTGAGAGGCAGCCGTCGAGGGATTGTAATTGCCATCCGCCGACAGGTTGTCTTTCATGTCGTAGGCTTCGTTCACGCTGGCGCCCATGTAGCGGTCAACTTGGCCGTCCAGCATGGTCCACAGGACGCTCGCAGCGTACTGCGCCTTGAAGGCGGAGTCGCCACGGAACTTCCCGATCAGCTTGCTGCCCATGATCACCGCGGTGTTCTGAGCTTGCTTCTGGTTCGCGTACCGTCCCAGGAGTCCGAACAGGGTGTCAACGGCTGAAGTCGGGGAAGTTCCCCAGGCGGTGCCGATGTCCGTGTTCAACCCGGACGTGTTGAGCGCGATCTGCCGGAAGCCGTTCACGTATGCGGTGACGGGCTTCACGGTCGCCGTGGTCAACGACGCAGTCGTGGACCATGCCTTGTCAGGCCGGGGCGCATAGCTGTTGTCGATGTTCGCGGAATAGTTGCCGTTGATGACCATGTTGTCGAGCTGGCGAGCGACGAAGATCGCCATGACTTGCTGGGTGGCGGAGATCAGGTTGAAAATGCTGTCGCCAGCATTGTCGTCCATGATGTCCGTGCGCCCGGTCAAGGCGTAGGCATGCATCAGGTCGCTGTCGCCGTCCGTGGTCGGGGAGCTTTCCGCAGGATAGCCGTCGTGATCGTACTCGCCCACGATGTCCATGGGAGAGAGGATTTTCGGCAGCTTGATGCGTTCGCTGGTCATCGGGATCGGAACCAGCAAGGGCGCCACAACCGATTGGCCGAACAGACGGACAAAGAGCACGTTGCTGATCTCTTCGGGCACCATGTCGTCGCCGCTCCCGGCAGTGCCGTTCAGGGCTTTCTCGATGGTGTCGAAATTCCCCAGCTTGCCTTCGAAGGCCAGTTGAAGAATCTTGTTCGTCTGCCGGTGCTGCAGTTGGTTTACGCTTGGAAACATGTCGGCGGCCAGAGCCTTGCGGACCAACGGATGGCTGGCAATGCTGATCAGCCGTTCGCCGTTGGCATTCAAAACTTCCCGGTCGCCTTCGGGGCCGTGGATGGTTTTGCTGATGTCGAACTCGATGGGGTAGTTGGCCTTCTGGCCACCGGCCAGGTTACCATTACTCCCCAGGTTCTTTTGCACGAACTCGCCGAACTCCTGGTTGCATTTCGGCAAGGACTTGATTTCCAGGGTCTTGCCCATGTGGATCGCGGGCATACCGATGCGGGAAGGATCGGCCAGGGACTTCTGTTTGAACTCGCGGTAGGCTGCGACGCTCAAACCTTTCTCCTTGGCTTCGTCGGCTTCCTTGGTTTCCTCGGCCTCTTTCTTTTTCTTGGCCTCCTCGGCATCTTTAGCTTTGGCTTCGTCGGCTTCCTTCGCCTTGGCTTCCTCGGCGTCCTTTTTCTTTTTGGCCTCCTCGGCCTCCTTCATGTCCGCGTCCTTCTTTTTCTTGGCTTCTTCCTCTTCGGCCATCAGCTCATCTTCCACGCCCTCGATGGCGGCTTCGAGCTTCTGGATCGCAGAGCCGAGGTCTTTTTTGACCTTCTCGTCCTGCTCCATCACCTTTTTGGCTTCCAGTTCGGAAACCTTGAGGCGCAGAGATTTGATTTGCTCTTTCAAAGTCATCTGAGTGACTCCTTTCGTTGTTGGCATCTCTAGGATGCTTGAAAATCCGGGGTCCATCAGGTGCAAGATGTCCCCTATGCACTGCACGAACTCGACTGGCACCGGCTCCGGCTTCCCTTTGAGATCGTTCGGCGATTCCTGGCCGGGCAATTTTTCAGCCCGCTGTCCAGAATCATCGGGGAGCGACTTCACCGAGAAGATGGCGTCAGCGTTGCAGCCGACCCAAACCACACTGATTTCGTCGAAGCGGGCGAATACCCACCCGCCGTTCCTTCCGTTGCGGCCGACGATGCCGCTGATGCTGAAGCTGTTGAGCGTTCCCGATACCACGCGCGCGCGGATCGGGGCAAGGTCCGAAGCGTTGTCAATCTCGGCCCGAACCCACAGCCCGTTGGTGTCCTTGTTGAGCGCCACGATCCTGCCGATTACTTTCCCGATGTCCTCGCGCTTGTGGTCGGACAGCAGGACCGGGTGGAGCATGTACTTGGCCAGCACCTCATCCGGGAAGGACTCGGCGCTGTACTGGTCACCGTCGGCATCCTTCGTGTACGTCGAAGCATAACCTTCAATGACCACGTTCTGGTAATCGCAGGGCACGCCGTAGTTGTCGAAAACCACGTCGTAGGTTCCGGGCCGCAGTTTGAATTTCGAGGCGATGTCCTCCGGGACGGATGCCCGCGCCACGACCCGGCCACGAACGTCCAGGACGGGCTGGGCTTGCGCTTCCGCTGCCGCCACGGCCTTGGCCACGATGGCGAACGGCTGGCTGGGCTGTATCCGCACCTGCTTCTCGGCCTCTTTGCATTTGCACTCGGCCTTGCCGCCTCCGCAGGTCTTGCATTTTGGATCATCTTCGGGCGTTCCATGCGGTCCGGGTTCTCCAAACGCACCCGCCTCAACCTTCTGGTCGCCGGTGGCAGGTTCAAATTCAATAGGTTCATAGTGGTGCTCGTCCAGCCAGGCCTTTGCCTGGTCCACGGTGAAACGCTTGGCGTCAAATCGGATGGCCTGAACCTCTGTGTCCCCACCTTCCTTGATGCCCCATATCACGTCAATGCCGCGCCCAAACTTATCGTTCTCCCGGCGGAATTCCGTGAACTGTCCGGGGTCCTTCATTCTGGCCGCGTGCTCCGTTGGGAATGGCATGTCAATCACCTTCGCTTTCGTCGGACTCACCGAAGTCGTCGGCGAATTCCTGAATCACTATTGTGCCGGTGTGGTTCGGGTGGAACTCAAGCGAGTCAAGTTCCTCCGGCAGTATGTCGGTCGCGTTGCAATCGGGCACGTCGTCCTCGCAGCCGATTACCATGTAGGACTTGGCCACGTTCAAATCTCGTAGCGCCTTGGATCCAGCGCGGTCGTAAGCCCGGCTCATTTCCGTCCGGGAAATACACTCGGCCCGGTCGTGTAGCCGGCCGGAGGAATCGATGGTCCCGGTCACGGCTCCGGTTTCCGGGTCAACGTAGTCGGCGAGTTCCCCGGCGAAATTCTTATACAGCCGGTTGGCCGCGCCGCCCCAGGTGTCGCCGTCCTTCAAACTTTCCTTGAGCGACTGTTCGATCAAGTCCCTGGTCGTAGCCGTCATCCGCACCGAGCGGTCGCCCGTGTTTAGGTTGACGTACTTCATGATGCGCCGGGTAGCCTCCGGGTCGATGGCGATGGTGAGCGTGGACGACTGGTTGCCAAGGGCATCTTGCCCGACGGCGGAGTAGCCCTGGTCGAGCGCTTCCTTCATGCCCTCGGCGTCTGCGTCTCGGTCGTAGATCGTGAATGTGAACTTGCGTATGTTGACCCCAACGTCGTCTCCGTGCCGGGCTTTGGAAATTTTCCCGTGCTTTGCGAGGAGCGCCTCGTATGCGGTTTTCTCCATCGCGAATTCCGTCATGATGTCGTGCGTGGTTTCCGACAAGTGCTTCTCGACCTTCGCGGTCATCTTGACGTTATGTTTTTTCAGCGTAGCCTTCTGGAGCCGCAGCATATCCTCGCGTACCTTTTTCACAGACCGCTTGGCGTGCTTGGCCTTCCAGACCGGGCCGTCAGGGATCGACACCCATCCGCCCGCGTTCGTGTCGCGCCAAGACTTCTCCCGTCGGCGCATGGAATAGAGTCGGGGCCGGGGCACTGCGTCTTGGGCTTTATCGACGGTTTTATCGTCCCCTTGCGCCTTACGCGCTCCGGCCACCTTTTTTAAGGACTTCCCGTTTGGGTCGTCCGCGAATTCCGGGCCATCTCCACTCGGCGTAATATCGCTCGTATCTTCACTGGCCCGCCGCTGAATCCCCGCAAATTCGATGGGCGTCAGGTTGGACGGCACCAGCAGCTTGTTGGCGTTCGGGTCGTCCATTTCCGGCATTCCGAGCAGCTTCCGGCCCTCGTTGTGGGTCATCAGGCTGCCTTTGACCTTGGCTTCGATCTCCTCCGGGGTGAATAGTGCCTCGCCGACGAAGTCGAAGTAGTACTTGTCGTCAAGCCCCTGGAACTGGAGGATCTTGTTGCATACGATCTTGATGGCGTCCAGCGCCTCTTTGATGACCGTCTCCCGGCAGAGCTGAGTCTGCTCGTGCATGTTGTTGTACCGCGGAAGCTCTGCGCCTGTCTTTATCCACATCGTCGAGGGGAGGTGGAAGAGCTGAAGGATGGTCCGGTTCACATACTCCATCGTCTCGATCATGTTCTCCGGCGATGCGATGCCGGTGGTCTGTTCAACCTTCATACCCGGCGGGATCACTCCGAGCCGGCCGACGTTAAACTTCCCGGTCAGCTTGGCCTCGATGTCCACGGCCTTGGAGAGATAGTCATCGTAGGACTGGAAGATGCCGAGCCCGCTGGGGTCGTTGGTCAGCCAGGCGGACGGGTGCATGCTGTTCTCCATCCAGTGCTGGAGCTGCCGGTTCATGACGAGGAACTGCTGGAACACCGCCTCGTTGGCCTCCACCATGCCCACGCCGTAGATCGGGAGCAGGACGTTGGGGATGCGCTTGAGGTGGACGATCCGTGTGGGCGGGATCACGAGCTCTGCGTACACGCCCGCGTCGCGCTCGTTGACTTGCGACACGTTGGCGCCCTGACCGGCCGGGTAGTGGATGTTGCTCGGATTGCCGCCGCCCACGTCACCCGTGCGAACGTCGACCAGGCCGGACGAGACGCCGGGCCGGTAGCGGTAGTATTTTGCTTTGAAGTCAAGGCCGAGTTCGGCTGTGACGAAGTGCGGAGGGAGCAAAACGAAGTCCAAATAGCCGGACCCGTCTTTTAACTTCTGATCGGGCATGACGTAGATGTTCCCGCAGGTGAAATAGTATTGGACGAACGTGCTGACGAAGTCTCGGAAGTCTCCACTCCCATCCGAGTTGTTGAAAAACTTGAGGCGCGGATCGTCTTTTAGCGTGGTATAGTCGATGGGCTTTTTTTTGAGGAGCAATTCCCCGGACCCGTCATTCGAGCGTTCAAAAAGTCCGAACTGGTTGTGGTTGATCTCTTTCGTGATGTAGTCGATGGCGCGGGACAGCGGGCTGATGACGCGGAGCGCCGCGAGATAGGAATAATACATCTGGAGCCGGATGACGTAATAATTGATGAGCTCGGGATTGTAATAGACCGGCACGTCCGGCGTGTAATCGGCATCGAAGACCAGGGCCTTTTGGTGGAGCCAGGCGCCGTAGTCTTTTTGGACGTTCACGGGATCGTTCAAGTTCGGCTGAAAAGCGTATTGTGGATGGACGGATAGCAATTCGTTGTAGACGTTCAAGCGCAAGTCTCCGAACTTTCGTTCGAGACCTTTTTCGCTGCGCTTTTTTTCCAAGAATGAATCGAGGCTAACGAAGTTTCCTTTCGGCGGTTGGATCTTCTTACCACTCTTGAAAACGAAAAAGCCTTTGGCGAGCGTTGCGACTCGCCGAAAGGCTTGGATGTGTGAAGCGAACACTTTGTGCAAGAAGTCGCGTGTCATGTTTTATGTGTACCACAACGGGAAATTCTTGCAAGTGTTTTTTTGAGAAAAAAAGCGGAGGCCTGTTTTTTCAGACCTCCGCCGGTTTACACTTTGGTTTATACCGCGTCGTGGACTTCGGTTTTCTCGGCTTCGGCTGGAGCCGCTTCCGGCGCCGCGGCCGGTTCGGCTACTGGAGCCTCGTCCGGCCCGATCAATGCTTCGAGCGCTGTCACGGTATTCTTCAACCTCTCCAGGAGCGCCTTCAATTCGGTTTTGGTTGTGGCTTCCACTTGGTTCACCTCCTCCCTTTGAAATGGCCGGGTTGTGCCCCTCGTTGGCCCGGCCTTGGTGGTGGGCGCAAAAGGGGCGCCCACGCCGATCATGCCTCGTGAGTCCCTTCGACCCCGCGGGCCTCGCGGTCCTTGGTCCGCTTGCCAAGCCAGAGCAGGGCGGTTTCGAGCTGCGTCAAGGCGATGGCGTTATCCCGGCATTTGAACTTCGACGCCTGGTAAAACTCGAGCCGTTGGATGGCCGCCTCGATCACGTTTTCGACGAAAGCGCCGTTGGGCTCTTTCCGATCCGCGCCCTGGCCAAGCGGCCCGTTTTGCCAGTTGATCTCGATGCCGGTGGTCTTGTACGATCCGCCCGCCGGGTTTCCTTGCTCGTCTGTCAGGTTCTTGGCTTCCGCTGGTAGTTTCATCTGCTCCCCTTTTGCGTTGGTTTCACGTGAAACGGCTAAAATCCTTCCACTTTGCAGCACAGAATCGACACGATCTTGCTCCGATGCGTGATTTCGATGCGCTTTTTTTCGGCGACCTTCCGCTCCCCTGCGATGATGAGGTTCGCGTATTCGCGCATGATGTACTTTATGCTCTCGGCTTCCTTCCTGTCAACGACTTCAACCACGCCTCCGCCTTTGATGCGGACGTACAAGACCGCCCGGCCGTCGTGGGCCCCTTTGTTTTTCTTCCAGGCCAGCGCCTGCAATTCCCTGATCTGCTCGTTGGTCAGGGCCAAGCACGAAAAAGCCGACTGCATTACGCCCATCGCTTCGCGGTAGTCGGCGGCGTAGCCGATCCGGTCCGAGTATTCCTTGAAGGCTTCGTGTGAACCGTAGGTCTTCGGCATGGCTTACTTCTTTGGTAGCGGCGGCGCCGGGTGGGCAATCGCGGCCCGGACGGCTTCGAGCTCCTGTTGCTGTCGAACGGCCTGCTCCATCGCCATCGCTTCTTGGATCTCGACGTTGCGGGTGGTCAGCCGTTCGGCCTCGTGCATCATCCCGAAGAATTCGACCGTGCAAACGCCTTTGCTTCGGACGCTCACCAGGCCGTTCCGTTCGAGGGTGATATGGATGTGTTTGTCGTAAGGCTCCTCTTTGATTTCCGGCGGCGCCGGTTCGGTCTCCGGGGTTGGTTCGGGTGCCTGGGCCGCGGCCTCTTCGATTGCTTTCCGTGCGTCAATGATTTCCGTCATGATCTTGCCTCCAGTTTTTGGCCCATGGATTTTTTGATGCACGGGCAGATGACCGCGACATACACGTTGCCGCGTTTCGCGTAGCCGAGCCGGCCGCGCACACACTTTTTACATTTCGGGTCAGACGACAACCGCTCCCTCGCCAGCATCGACTCCAAAGCCTTGTCCGCCATCTCCATTCTCTGATCCCGTTCCGAAGGCTGGAATGACGTACTGGTCTTCGGGGTCTTGCTGAACAACGACTTGAACTTCTTCAGCATCTTCCACCTCCGAAACGATCTTCATGTTTCCGCTACGCTTATCTTCGAGCTCGCCTTCGGCGTCCGCCAGCATCTGTCTCAAAATCTCTACCCGGAGTTCTAATCCGAGTTCTTCGACGGCCACGAGGTTCCTATCGTCGCCGACCATCTCCACCGGCTGCACCGGTTTACCGTCCACCCTGTCCGTGATGAACTCGGCCGCGGCAAGGTTCCCGGAGATTGCCTTGGCGTACACGCCGCACACGATCAAGTCTTTGTTGCTCACTTCGGGAGCCACTCGGATCATCCACAAATCGAATCCTCCGCCGATTATGAGCCTGCATATCTTGGGAACGAAGTCGATTTTGTCATGGATTTTGATGTGCCCGTTTTCGGCGAGCTCGATCTCTTTGGCGCCCGTCTTTTCCTTGAGCATTGCAATCACGATTTCGGGATCGGACGTTTTGATCTCGATGCACTTTTTCAGCATCAAGCGTTTTGGCATCGGTATACCGAGGTTGTCGAATATATCCGCGGCCGTCTTCCCAGCCATTTTGCGGATGGTGTGGTTGAAAGACAAGCGCTTCTTGTGGACGGACTCCCGCGGGATGTTCGCCGGGAATTGTCCGGGCTTGTTCTGCCAGGGCTTTAATTGTTTAGCGGTTCCGTTTTTGTTCATCCGATTTTTTTGCTTTTCAAAGCCAATCCGTATTTTGCCAAGACTTCTTTGAGCTCTTCCAACGATTTAGGACCGGCTCCTCTGTACCTTAAAAAATCTCGCCTGGTCATTTTTACAATGTCCCTTATTGTCTTCGCCCCGGCTTTTTCAAGGATGTTCCTCACCCTGATATTCGGTTCAAGATGGTCCACTGGTTTAGCGAGGAGAATTTCGAGCGGGTCTTCTTCGTCTTTTCCTTTCGTGTTCCATTTTTCTCCACACTTCGGGCAGCACGTTCTGTTCTCGGCTTTATTCATGTCGTGAGCCATGAAAACCGTCTCGCACTTGGAGCAGACGACGCCATCCTCCTTGCCCACTTTGATGGTTCCATTCCCGGAGATCACGCGCGCGGCTTCTTGCGCCACGACCGCCAGCGGCCCGTTGCAAAGCTCCACCGTATTTCCCTGCTTCAGTATATCCGTGGCCGAGTCCACCGCCTGCTCTATCTGCGAGACGTGAACTCCCCGTTGCAGCAGCGAGTAGATGAACACCACCAGTTTTTCGTCTGTCCGAACTTTCATAGTCCAGTCCATGGTTCAATCCCTCCGCTTGACCTTGTTCTCTGGCCGGATGAGACCGACTTGGTCCACCCGTTGAACCACCGCTAAATCCCCGCCGCGTCCGGTGATGACCCCGCCCAAGGCCGGGACAAGTCCTTGGAGCTTCTTGACGTCCGATCCGGCCGGTGCTTTCCCGGCGTAGGTGATAAATACACCCCGCTCGTCGATGCCGAAGGAAAGGACTTTCCCGACGATCTGCGCCGGGTTGAATTCCAGAGTGACCACCGGGTTGGCCATGAACCTGTCCAAGCATCCGCCTTTGAAGCTCTCCGCGGTGAACACGTCCCCGTTCTCGTCCTTGCCGAACTCGATCAGGTAGCCGTACCCGTCGAAATGCCCATCACCTTCCAGCCCGGTCAACGATCCGGGCGCCTCCAGAGGTGACCTGATCCCGGAGTCCAGGATTTCCCGCGCGCGACCGTTGTCCCCGCACAGGTCCTGACGGTAGTGGTGCAGGTCGTACAGGTTCACCAGCTCGTTCGTGGTGAACTTCGCCGGGTCCAGGTTCAAATGTTCGGCGTAGAACTTGTGCCAGTCTTCATCTTGCCAGTGCTTTTCCATGATCCTGATCCTTCCTGTCCTGTTCGTCGAGTGCCTTGGCCTTCACTTCGGCCTCTTGCTCCGACCGGCTGTAGCCGGAGTAGTTCTGCTTTGAGTCCCGGACCGCGAACCGGTGGATGCCGCGGTGCCGGTGCCGCGGTGAATCCAGGGTCACGACCTCAAATTCTCCGAACCTTGCCAACGTCTTCATGGCTTGCGCTTTTTCTCCGGCGCGTACATGGGTCTGTTGAGCTCTTGCTCAAGCCTTTCGTTTGTGGCCAGCGAGGTGAGCTGCACGATTTTAAGCGCCTGCTCTGTCGAGAACGTGGATCCGCCCATGTTCTCCACGATCCCATGAAAGTAGTTGGCCATCCTTGCCGATTTCAGAACTTGAAATTGTATGCTCCTAAGTTCCCGCCGAATCAACTCCCTGTCCGACTTGTTCGGAATTGCCTTGCTCATGTTCACCATCCCCTTCCCTTTTCTTCGCTTCTTCGATTTCCCGATCCGAAGCTCCCATCCCTTTGAGCATACGTTCCGCGATGGCCGGCTTCGATCCGGGTACCTTGAACGGCTTCCGGTTTTTGAATTCTTCCTGCTTGCCCTTGTTCCATTGCTGGATGGGACGGAAGTAGCCGACCACCCGGCTGTAGATTTCCGTCCTCATCCCGCAGGGCTTTCCCATTAAGCGAAAACCGGGATGTCGCCCAGCGCTTTTTCGGCGATTGCTTTTTCAAGGTACGCCTTGATGTTGGTCCGCGCTTGGTTCAACCACGCGCCGCCGTCGCACTCCAGCAGAGCGCAAGACGGCTCGCCGGACTTGAGCGTGGCGCGGAAGATGAACGGCGTCTTCGGCTGCTCGACTTCCGGGAAGGTCCGGTAGGGCTGCAAGCTGATGATCTCCCGCGGGATGTCGAGGTCAATCCCGTCCTTTCGCGTGACTTTATTCACGGTCCCGTTGTCGTCGGTCTGCACAGAGCTCTCGGATTTGAGCGTGCGGACCTTCGCGATGAATGCGGTCAACTCCGGCGTCCAAACGAACTGCGTCATGAGCTTGATGATGAACGTCTCGTGGTCGAGGTATTTCCCGAAAGGGAACTCCTCGATCTCGGTGTTGCGGATCACTTGGACGTACAGCGGACGGAAACGCTTTGCTTCCGATCCCCACTGTCCCATCTTCCCGTACAAGCGCACCGCGCCCTGGTTGCGGACCAGAACGGACATCTCTTCCTTCGCAAGCGCCTCGCGGTTCTTCGCCACAAAGTCGATCATGCCGGTCAAGCTCTCCATCTCCATGGAGTCCGGCGCGTTCGGCAAAACTGCCTTGAACCCGGACCCCGTGTACTTGATCCCGTCAATCTCCCGCGTCGTCAGCGCGGACAAGTGCAACTCCAAAATTCTCTCAAGAGCTTCCCTCTGCATTCGATCCTCCACTTTGATTTTCTCCGCCGCGTTATTCCGCCGCGGGCTTCAGTTCGTCTTCGAGCTTGTTGAACATCCTGGTCTGCGCCGGGTCTTCCGTGAACAGTCCGAGTTGCCCGTCCGTTCCTTTGCCCATGAAAGTCACCATACTGCTTCCCGCCGGCTTCGCGAGCTTGACTGCCGTGTCCAACGAAATGTCCACGAGCTGCTTGCGCGGGTCCGGGTTGAAGAAAATCGTCATCGTGATTTTCCGCACCGCCCGGCCGTCACACCGCTGGTCGTTCAGGTTCTCCACCACTTGCGCGAGCGCATTCCTGAACTCGATCTCGGCCGCGCCTCCGTTCAGGTCGGTCAGCCTTTGCACCTTTCCGTCGTTGATCATCTTGGTTTTCCTCCTTTCTCCGTTTTTCGATCCGCTCTTCGTCTTCGCGGATACTGCTGCCTTTAAAGAACAGTAAAAAAATCCCGATCACCACCAGATAAACGATGGCGATGACGGGCGCCCAAAGCCACCAGTTTATCCGTTTCAAAAACTCGATCATTTTTCGCGCACCTCGATGCCGTTCTCTTCCGCCCAGCCAACCGACTGCGGTGTCAAGCCGTCCTTGAACGCTTCGCGGGCCCATCGCGAGAGCGCGTTCAGGTCCACCGGCGCGCAGTTGAGCGGGATCTTACCCGCCGCGATGGCCTGGTGGATCCTCGCGGCGTCCCGCACGACCACATTGTAGAACGGCCTCGTGTCCGGCGCAATCTTCTTTGCGGCCATCGCTCAGTCCACCGCGTACCGGATGTTGCCGTGGCCATCGTGGTCGGCCGGCTTCGGCCTCCGCGGCTTGAGCTCCACCAGCCTCTTCTTGTGGCCCTTAAAGTCGAATCCCAGGCGCTTCACCGGCGCCTGCCTCTCAACCTTCAGCTTGATCTTAAGCATGCCCATCCCCCTTGTCCCTGTATTTATTGCTGAACTTTTCGCACCGCCCGGTCCCCGCTAGCTGGCATCTGCCAGGATTGTCGCTCTCCTCAATCCGGCAATGAGGCGTGTTCTTTTCGCGGTCCCACCAGACGCTCTCCGGGCACAGCGCGTATGCGTTCGCCTCAATAAGGCGCTGGTGCTCAAGGTTCCACTCCTGAAGAATCGGCTCCGCCCGCTCCCTGATCTCCGCTATCGTCGGATAAAACCGGCACCGCAGCAGGCACTCCCTGACCGCCTTTATGAGAACCTCGTCCGGCAGATCCTCCAGAAGCTCCTGGTAGATTGCCACGAACTCCTCGCTCACGCTCCGCTCTTGAAAGATTGTTCCCAACACCTTCAAGCCTTTCACCACCGTTGCCTTGTCCGCCATTGCTTCCTTCCCCTTTCGCTTTCTTAAGCGCCTCATCCAACACGGCCATGTTTTTTTCAAACTTCGTTGCTGGGGATCCCGGGGCGGTCGTCGCATAGTCGCCCTGTATTCCTTCGTCCTCCCACCGGCGACCGTTCAGCCAGGTGGTGGGATGCGGGATGAACTTGCCTCCGTCTCTCGTCCATTGGTCTGACATTTTTTGCCGGGCAAGCGACGCCATGACCAGGTAAAAATCTTCATCGGTAAGATTGAGCCTGGCCCAGGCTTCGACCGCATTTTTCTTTTTTTCTTTCCTGGGATATTGGCTCCAGAATCGTTCAAAAAAATCATGGTTTGAGGACGAATGGCCAATAGGTTTTAAGTCTTTCTCTGTCTCTGTATCTGTATCTGTATCTGGGGGCGTTACGCCGCCGTTACTGTAACGTTTCATTTCCCTGTGTTTTTGGACCCTGCCGCTTGAATCGTCCGATTTATATTGCCTTTTCTCCCAATTCAAAAAAGTGAAGGGTAGTTTCGGGGATGATATAATATTAAGTCGAAAGAGTGTCGGCAGCACCTGGACTGCAGTTCGACCGCGGGTCGAGCTACACACGAGGCCTTTTAGGGCCGAGTCACCGACGGCTATTCTTCCACCGTCATCCAGCTTGGAAGCCAGGGCCATCATCTTGATCATCATGGCAAATTCGAATTCAGAAAGTTCATACATTTTGGGGTCTTCGAGGATGTCGGTGTAAAGCCGGAACCACCTCATTTCCAAGACCTCCGGTCGCCGTAGGATAACTCAACCCGGAGCTTTTCGATTACGTCCAGCGAGTACAGGTAGGTGTTGACGTGCTTCTCCCGGCGCTCTCCAACGTGGGTGATACCGGCATATTTGCATAGGTCTCTGAAGCGACTTTGAGATTTTATTTCTGGCAGGATTTTCATGATCTCGCGGCGGGTCAGTACATTGGCTTCAGACACGGATTTCGCTTCCCCCTTACCCTCTTGTTATACAAAAACTATACGTTGCAACCGAGCCATAAAAAAGCCCAGGACCGTCACCGGAATCATCTCCGGCTGGCCTGGGCTTATCGGTTGCGGGTTTTAAAAAGTTTCATATCGAGGACTTTCTCCCGTCGAGTTTTCAAGAACATGGCAATACTACCATCCATCAAAAAACCTGTAAACACTTTTTTTTAAAAAAAATCACGCGCCCGCCTGCAGCAGAATTGGATCCACCTGGAACGTGTCCACGAATCGCTGAATGGCGACCGCGACATAGGCCGGGCTGATCTCGATTGCCCGGCATTTGCGTTTCAGATTTTCGCAGGCGATGATGGTCGTGCCGGATCCGCTGAACGGCTCATAGACCAGGCCGATGGTGTGGTTGCGAATAGCGCGGGCCATGCACTCGATGGGCTTCTGCGTTCCGTGGCCGTGCCCTCGGCATGCGTCGCGCCGATCATCCGATCATTGCGAGATGCAAACGGGACGAAACTCTTTTCCTGGTATGTGCAAGTTTGTGCGCTCAAACCATTAAAAATCGCTGCCCGGTAGTCACTCCGAAATCAGTACACGCTCTCGGGCATATCTACGCGACCAATCCGCGGTGGTCAAAATGCGTTTGGTCAGAAATGAAAAAGTACAAGGACACTATTTTATATTGATTTTTTATTGAATGAAGGTATAATTAAACCATGCGAAACACAGAGAACATAAAATTGATAACGGTTAGCCCCTGGATGGCCGGAGCAGCAATGCCCGGCGCGTTTCTTTGTGAGCGCGCATAGTCCAGGGGCTATTTTATTTTAAACCACAAGGGGGAAGCATGAAACCGCAGCATATTTTACCGTTTGTTTTGATGTGCATCGACCTGGGAGCCGCCATTGTTTATTTGGTGTGCGATGGGCCCGGAGGATGGCGCAAGGTGGTTTATTGGCTTGCGGCAGCGAGTCTGACTTACGTGGTGACGTTCTGATGAAACCATACTATCAGGACAACGCGGTAACAATATATCACGGAGATTGCCGGGAAATATTACCGAAAATTGAACCCGTTGATATGATTTTCACCGATCCACCTTATGGTCACAACAACAACAACGGAGACTTAATAAATAATTGGGAAAATGCTTTGGGAAAAATTTCTCGCGGTTCACAAAACGCAGCGCGACCAATTGTAAATGATGGACCAGAGGCGAATGAATTAGTTAAGTGGTTTTTTGGTGAAACAAAACGGTTACTCCGTACTGGTGGCTGCTGCTGCTGCTGCTGCTGCTGCGGCGGCGGCGGACCAGATCCGCAATTTGCTCGCTGGTCATTGTGGATTGATGAGGTTTTGGACTTTAAGCAAATGGTTATCTGGGATAAAGGACCGATGGGCATGGGTTGGCATTATCGCCGGAGCTACGAAACAATTTTGGTGGCCCAAAAGCCGGGAGCTGCTTGTAAGTGGTATGACGATACCGACAAAATAGAAAACATTATCCGCCCTGGCTATAAAGGGATACGTAAAATCATACCATCTGCAAGCGATCATTCAACACCAAAACCCATTGAATTAATCAGTCATTTTATACAGCTTCATTCTTTGCCGGGAGAAATAATTTTGGACCCATTTTGTGGACACGGTCCAACACTCAGATCTGCCAAGGATTTAGGCCGTAAAGCTATCGGTATCGAAATCGAAGAAAAATATTGTGAAATTGCCGCCAAGAGGATGCAACAAGAAGTTTTGTTTTGATATTTTAAACGCATTGGCTGCCGTTAGGCAGGCGTATCCGGCAGGGGGAAAACCCAAGAGGGCGAACCTCCTTAAAGAAGTAACCGCACCCCAGGGATGCCGAGAGTCCCTGAGGACCACCACACTTCGTCGCACGCCTGCAGGAATGCCTTGCCTGCATCGATGCCCATCTCGCGCTCGTGTTCCACGTCATCGTTCAGAAACTGCGGATAAAGCAGGTGCGGAGCAAACGGGGCATATCCCATGCGTGAGGACATGGCCAGGCGGCAAAGCCGCTGGGCAATCAGGACGTTCTTTTCAATGTCACCGGCATACCGGCTGCAAATAAATACTCGTCTCTGTCTTTTCATTTTACCTCCAAAGTCCTGAGCGTGATATCAATCCCATCCGGTCCCTTAAGGCGCTTGCGATAAATCGCTAGGATAACTTGGCTGTCTCTCAAATATGCGGCACCCTGCAGGGCGTCTTGGATAGCACCACCAGCGTTGTCCACATCAAACCTTCCACGGTAGCTGATCCGCAGAGCGCACCGACATTCCACCGGCTTGTTCCATCCGCGGGCTGCCAGCTTTGAGCGAGCAATCATGTTTAGCGTATCTCGCCAGGCGGTATATTCTGGTTTTCTAAACATCATGTGCCGTCCCCGCCCGTGGCTGATACGAGAGCTATGCTGCTTACTCATCGCCAAAACCCCCGGCAGCCAGATGCGCGCCTTCATTAAATCATCATCCTTCTTTGATTTCTTCGCTGAACAATTTTAGTTGTCCATCGGCAGTTGCTTGGTGAATATCCTTTTTCGTTATCTTTTCGATCAATGGTGAGCTCTGGAGTATAACCATTGGCCAATGACCATTTAATGAACGTCTCGGCATCGTGCCATGCCTTGCAGACTGTAATTCCACGTCCCCCATAGTTTTTAAAACCTTTTTGTTTTGGATATTCGCAACGGCTCAACATTCCACGCCAGCGATAATACAAACTTGTATTGGTCATGCCATGGGTTTTTTCAGAACGCCTCATAGCGGACACGATACATCCGCATGATTTAGTATATCCCGCCTTAAGAGAACTTCCAGAAACTATCTTGGTTTTTCCGCATTCGCATTGACATTCCCACAAATACGCCTTTCCAAGACGTGTACTGAATTTCATGACTTCTAGTTTACCAAAAATCATGCCAGTTAAATCTTTAAAACCTTTTCCATGGTTTGAGGCGCTCAATTCGTTTTACCTCATTTGCATATCGCCAATTTCCTGGAACAAATCCATTGTACAAGCACAATCCGATTTCAACGTCTCCATGTGATTTTCCAATATGATAAAGTCTCCTTATTTTTTTTATGTGTTTGAATTTTTCTTCCAGAATTTCGAGACCAACTTGGACATTATAAACAGGATTGGTCTTCACGAGCAGATAATCAATGTTTACATACCTGGATTTTTTGGCATCATTGATGCCCATTATTCCTATGGAATATGAACCATTTGGCTCCGCCTGCATATTGGTCCGCCCATCGTTTTTATCCTGGTTCCAACCGGATTCATACCATCCAATCGCCCGGACCAAGTCCTTGGTGATGATCGGGTTCTTTATTTCCAGGGAATCTATGGCAAGCTCAACTCCCCATTTTTCCCTTGACTTTCTGCTTATCTGTGCTTCATCGCCTGCGTAGCAAACCTGTGAGAAAACCAGAGCCAGCAGTAACATGGCCATCATCCTCATAGGATCGCCTCCTTTTGAGTTTGATGGCCACATTCTAGCACCACGATGCTTCGCTGACAAAGCATTATTCTCTTTCAAGGACGCGCGTAGCTTCAAAGTCCGCCGTTGTGATCAATACCACAAGCAGGTTGTTCATGGCATCGTTGAAAGCACATCGCATTCCGTAGTCGTCAGGAAAACCAGCCGTGAACGCTCCCATGTGCCAACGGATCGCCATCTTTTCTAAATCAGTGAGGCGGATGTAGTCTTGGCAAACCGCCACTGACTTTTCTCCGTGACCCAGGGGGAGCTTGTCTTTGACCACCCACGTTTCCTGCTTTTCCCAAGTTCCGCTCGGCTTCACCCATTTGAATCCGCGTTCGTAAAATCCGACCTTGCATAGGTCATGGCAAAGGCCGGAAACAATAACGGAGTCCTCCGGGATTGACGCCTGCAGTCCGTGCTGTATGATGCGGTCTCGGAGAAGCGTTAAAACATTCAGCGAATGCTTCGCCAGGCCGCCTTCTGTGTCCAGGTGATGCTCGGTCGAACACGGGGCATTGTAGAAATCGCTTGTATTCAGGAATTCAATAAGACCATCAATCCCTGACCGGTTGGTCGCCAGTAGGAGATCCTCAATCTGTCTTCGGGTTTCGCCCCGCTGTTCGTCGGTGAGTTTAACCGCCATAAGAGTTGCCTCCAAGTCCGTCCGATCCGGAAATACGAAGCCCGGAATCGTTCCCTTTTTCAAGCCCGGCGATGATGTCCTGCGCGTGCGCCGGGATGTTCCATATTTTGTATGACGGAAACTCAAAACTTTTTACGACCGCCGTTCCCTTTAAAATCTCGACAAGAGAGTCGCCAGGTTTTTCTGGAATGTCGGACGCCCGGAACAGATACTCGCCTTCGGTGATTTCGTAATCGTATTTAGGCATTTTTATCCACCGGCCTTTCAAGTTCATCCAGAAGTGCATCGGCAATAGCAACCGCACGCTTTGCGGTTCCTTTGTCGCAGTTCGCCATCAATCCCTGCATGGCCATTGCTGCAAAAAGTTCACGCTTTGTTAAACCACCAACGGTTGAATAACTCCAGCCACCGCGACCGTCTCCTATTGGGACTAAAATCGGGATAGCTGATGAGTTTGCGTTCGCGCTCATACCTGCGCCTCCGCCTTGGCCTCGCGCCCCTGGAAGCGCTCGAATTCCGTGATTACCAGCCCGTTGGCCATGAGGTTCTTGATCCCGTTTCCCTTCGCCCAGGTCTTGATCTGACCAAGCCGGGCTTCCAGGATATGCTCCGGCAGCTTTCCATCAGCCACCGCCCGCGCCAGTTCGCGCATGCTGACGACCTCGATCTTGAGGTCCATAATGCCGGTCACCGCCCCGATGTCGGTCCGCTCTGTTTTTCCAACCGTCGGTTGAACCTCGACCGGAGGCACGAATACTTCATCCGCCCGCTGCAGGTGTTCCTCGGCTTTGGCCTCGTTTCCTTTGTCCAGCGCCCTCTCGGCCTTTTTCATTTCTGCTTCCTTGAGGCGCTGCTCCTCTTTCCGGCGGAGTTCGTCCGCCTTGCGCTGATCCTCGGCAGCCCGGCGTCGTTCCTCGTCCCGGTAGTCCCGAAGCTTGTTCTCCACGATCCCCTTGGCCTTCTCTGGGATACGGAGCATTTCCGCCTCTTTGTCGCACAGACTTTTCCACGCCTTATAGGCCAGGTCCTTCGGGCCTGGTTCCGAAGGCGTCCCGTTCCAGTACGCCTTGATGCGCTTCACCATCGTGGTGCAGGCCAGAAAGAACGTGTTGGCCTCACGCATGCCATCCGAATCCTTGATTACGACCGCCTCCGCCTGCTGAATGAGCGCACCCGCCGTGTTCTTCAACTGCAATTCCAAGCTATTTTCCGCCATTGCCTTCCCTCCAGTTCCATGCCGCCAAGCAGCACCGGAAATAATGAAAATCGTTCTTCCCCTTGATTGGCCGGAAGTCGTAGCCTCCATCGAGCCGAAGCTCGCAGAACCACCGCTCTTTGATTTTTTCTTTGTGAGCCTCATCCCAAGCATTTGCATATGCTGAGGTCTGGAGCGGTTCGAGCATCGGGTTGTAAGCGCGGCTCTTGATTTCGATGAGCGCAAGCACTCCCTTTACTTTTGCCACTACGTCTAATCTTCCGGCATATTGATATTTGAGGCTTGCTACCACCTGCTCCACAGCATAGACTTCGATATGCTTTTCTCGTTTGCACTTCTTCCATGCCTCAAGAATTCCCGATGTATCCGCAAGGTATTTTCCTTTTGGGCGCAAACTATTCTCATCCAATTTTCCATGCTCGTGCAATTCTACTATGCGATGGACGGCATTTCCAAAGGCACAAGCTCGTTCTAAAACATCTTTTGAAACGTGATCATAGTTCGAGATTAATCCCAGGGCCGTAGTCACACTTGGAAATCGGACATCTTTACCTAGCCATTCCCCTTTATAAAAACCATCTTGGTCTCGTTCTAATGACATGGTTTTCTCCGTGTCACGCATTGTTCTTTTCGCGTGGCCCACCGACAATTTTTTGGAGTGTAGTCTCCGTCATTGTCTTTGCGGTCGAGTGTCAGGTCATCCCTGTACCCGTGGGAAAGTGCCCACTTGATGAACGTGGCCGCATCGTGCCACGATGGCCAAACTTGAATTCCTCGCCCTCCGTAATTCTTGTAGTATTGATGGGAAAGATTTTCACACCGCCTCTTCATGTTTGACCATATGCGATGAAGCCGTTTGTGGACAAGTCCATGCTTAAAGTGAATTTCGGAAGTTCTCATCTTCATATAGCAACCGCACGAAGTAGTGTGCCCGCTGTTCAGATTACTTGTTTCGCACACTACTTTATTCCCGCACTCACATATACATTCCCAATATCGGCGTGGCCCGGTTATTCCCTTATATCTACCAACCACTTTCAGGCGACCGAACCGTTTGCTCTTTAGATCAGCCGGTCGGAATGTGCCGTCTTTTTCCCTTTTTCTTGTTTCCATTGTTCATACTCCTCCATGACGTAGTCGAGCGCCGCGCTCACACCGCCCTTGGCAATCATGTCGTTCGTCTTTTTCCGCTTCTCGTCCTCCGGCCTCCATTGCATTTCCTGGATCATGCCGAACAACGTCTTGGAGAACTCGGCGTCATCCGCGGCTTTCTTCGCGGCCGGGTCCACGACTTCGGCGTCGGTAGGTTCCACCTTTTTTTCCTGCGGTTCAGCGACCGGCGGCTTCCCGGCCAGGTTCTCCGTCATGAAGTCGTCGTCTTCAAATTCTTCCCGGCTGGAAACTTCCGTGTCGATGAGCTCGTCGAGCGCAACGGCCTTGTTCATCGCCGGGGACAGGTCGCGGGTCTTCATCGCCCGCCGGATCGTGGTCTTCTTCCGCATTTCGTCCGGGTCCGATACCCATGGACCGCTACCGGCCGCTTTGCTCCGGTTCTTGATTTTCATGATGTCGTCTTCCCACATAAACGTGAATTCTTTGGAGCCGTCTTTGAATTCCACTACGGTGTAGGTGCCGCGGTTGTTTCCGCGTTCGGCGGGCGGGAGCGGGATATGTCGGAGCAGGGGATTGAGACCTTCTTCGATCTCGAAGACTTCCTTGTCGTACACCACGCGGGAATAGACGTTCTTGACTTCGCCGGAGTCCTTCGCCAGCGACACCAGCCCTTTATAGCCGGGCATGAACTGCGCTTCGTAGACGTTCTTCTTGCTATTCCAATAAGGAACCAGATATGCAAGCCCGCGCATGTCGTCCGGTGGTAGGTGGAGCTGCGCCGATTGCATGATGCAGGAATAAATCGAGATCGGCGAGCACTGTGCCAGCGTTGGGTTCCGCCGGATGCTGTTCACCACCAGCATCAGCATTTTGTCCATGGTCATCCACTTGCCCAGGGCCTTCTTGAGCTTGGTCTTGTTGTTCTCCAGGTAGTGCTCGATGGTGTTGACCTGGTCCACCAGTGTCAGCGCCTTCGATACTGCTGGCTTGCCGGTTACTGCCGCCTTCTGTTCCGCCATGACTTCACCCTCCCACGTTTTTAGTCCATGGCCATTGGAATGGCCATAGCCGCCTTACGATCCGCCACAAGGTCCGGCGCCGTTCCATCCGGCACAAAATTCGACCGTGTAGCGCCGATCCTTTCCCGTGCATAAAATTGGTGTTCTTTTTTCCGGCCTGTCCTCCTTTTTTAAATGTCCCGTTTCCGTTTCGGTCGATTTTCACGAATTTACCTCCGGGCGCCTCGTTGCCTTCTTCGGATCGTGGTGTTCCATGAACTCAACGAGCGCCTGTTCCTCCAGCGGGCCGCGCTTGACCTTCATCTTGTCCCTGAACTTCCTCCATGCGTCGGCCACGGACGGGCTGACCTCGACGTGCAGGAAGCGGTGGGATGCCACCTTCTTTCCGAGCGGCTTTAACTTTGGAAATCTTTTGTTCATGGCTTGCTCCTTTATAGTTGCGAATTTGCAATTCTCCGGCTCATAGTTGCCGTCATTGTCGATCCGTTCGATGGACAGTCCTGCGCTGTAGCCGTGTCCTGTTGCCCACCGAATGAACGTGACCGAATCGTGCCACGCTTTGCAGACCTTGATCCCGCGACCGCCCCAGTCTTTAAACCGCGGATGATTCTTGTTCCCGCACCGCTGGAGCATATTCTCCCAGCACTGATATATTTTTCTTACTTCTGGGCTTTTCATGCCTTTATAATATTGCTTGTTTTCGTTTTTGTAAACAATATTTTTCATTTATTTTACGTTCTTTCCTCTGGTATTGCTCCCCAATGATAGCATTTGGCCCCGTCAGTTTCCTGCTGTTCGTCGGAGGCGTTTTCGTTTTTGCATTCGGCCATAGGCTCGCCAGGGCCACCATCTCCGTGGTTTTCATTCCATGTAGCCAGCCATTTGCAATCATGGCATCCATGTCCAATATTTATGTTTTTTCCTTTTTTCACGAATGCCTCCTCAAAGTGTATTGGTCACGTCGCTGTACAAAATCCCGTCCACCCAGATCGTCGTTGTGTAGCTGCCATGCGTCACCGGCGAGTAGAAGCTCCAGCTATAAGTCGGGATCGACTGCGCGACTGGCACGTCCTGTTCGTAGGTCTGCGGGTTTCCTGGCCAGACCGTAACCGGCGCGCTCATGCCTGGCAGGTAGAGATAAACGTCGGCATGGCTGCATGTGGTCAGGAGGTATTTGACGTGCTTCGTGGTCGGGATGGCCGTTGCTGTCGGCGTCGGGTCCGGCGTGGGGATGGCCGTTGCCGTGCTTGCCGGTGTCGGTGTGGTGGCCGGGGTTGCCTGCGTGGGGATGGCCGTCGGCGCCGCAGTCGGGATTTTCGTAGCAGTCACCTGTATGCTTGGCTTGGCTGTTGGCTGTTCGGATGGACCGGCTGGGTTATGGCTGCATCCTGCCAGGAATATCACCGCCAGGATCATCGCCGCGGCTGGTCTGAGGATGTTTACCGCCTGCCGCCGGATGACCGTGCCCAGGTTCATATTCCTAAATGCCCGGCACTCCAGGCTGCATGGACCTATGTTGGTCAGTCCCTTCGGGCAGAAGTCCGCGCCTGAGAATCCAAGCACTTCGTGGTTGGCGTGTTCGCAGTCTGTGCATCCAACCCATTCCTGAAGCTGATACAATCCTTTGTCAAACTTGGCTGTGCTTTCCATGGCTTCCTCCTTACCAGATTCCGCTCAGGTCGCCGTAAAGAGCCACCAGCAGCCTCAGCTCGCTGTCCACGCGGCGAAGTTCCCATGCCGCCTGTGACAGACGCATTTCTGTCCGGTTCTTTCCCTCAAAAAGCCCGACGACTCCGCCGCCCATGTAATCCACGCCCATAGCCCCGTCCGGCCAAGGCGTCTTGCTGGCGGCCATCGTCTCGGCCATCTTCGTGTTTATCACGGCCATCTCGCAGCGCCGGAAGGTGGATATAAGCCTATAATATGAGCGGTGGCGAAGCCTCGCGAGGCGCTCGCACTTTCTGAGAAGCTTGACCCGTTCCGGGCGCGGGCTCTTCTTTGTGCCCTCAAAGGCAAGGAAATGTACTGCACGGTCACGCTGCCAAGTGAGACGCTCAGAATCCATCTCGCGAAGGTAAGGCACGAATCCTCCCTTGAATGGATTCCACGGCCGCCCTTGTCCGATCACGTCGAATTCTCTCATAGCGAGGCCTCCTTAGTCGGTCGGGAATACTCCCGTCAAATCGAAGATCAATCCCTCGATGCCTTCCTTCATGCCGCGAGTTTTGATCTCAAGTTCCAGATAAGCTTTCTTAAAAATTGGATCGGTGTCGGCAGCCGCCATTTCCCTCGACCGGATTTCGCTTTGCCGGTAGTGTTCGCGGACCTCCTGCAGATGTTCAAGGGTGATGGTCTTCATGGTGTTATTCTCCCCTGTGCAATTCCATTGCCGCAATCACGCGCCGGTCGGATTCAAGACACTGCTTTTTTATGGCTTCGTTTTCGGTTGTGTGGTAAGTCATGGCTGCGCCTCCTGGTTTATCGTGGCCGGGCTTGCAACCGGCCTGCCGCATTGGCGCCCCGCAGGGCGCTGCTCTGCGTCAGCCTTCCATGTAAGGCTGGTATGCCGCGACGCTCTCCTTGATCTGATCCAGCGCGCAGGAGATTGACTCGATCCTTTCCGCGTTGTCTGACGACCGGGTGCCCTTCTTGAGTTCTTCGAACTGTGCCGAGAGCGTCTCAACCGTCACGCTCATCTCTTGGAGTTTCTCGACCATCGGGTTGCTCATCGTTGTGCCTCCGCGTTTTAGGGCCGCCCGCCCGTGGTTAGTTTCTGAACTCGCGCATCCGAAGCGCCGAGCACCGAATCATCGGGTCAATACCTTTCGCCAGGAACTGCGCCCGGCCATGAAGCTTGGTGAGCTGGTTTTTTACGTCGTGCATCAGCTTGTTGGCCTTCTCTATGATCTCATCCGGGAAGAGGGAAACCAGCTCGCGCAGGTTTGCTTCCGCCTCCAGGCGGTTGATCGGGTTATGGCGGGCGATCCAAATCCACCGCGCTAGTTCGTGTCTCAGGTTCTGCATCCTTCCTGCTGCCGTCGGCATCCAGACCATGGTGCGCCTCCCTGTTCTTTATTCCCTACAACTATATTATCGTATCAAATGCCTAAAAAGTCAAATACTATTTTTACATATTTTTTACCTTTCTTGACCTTGGAAAGGTCCGCTAGAAATACCTTTCTGGCCAGGGATTCTTTCAAAATATCTTTAAGATTATTAGGAGTTGAAATATCCTGCATTTTAAAAGACTTTCTGGCTATTTCCCGGGCCGCGATATAAGCCTTGTGCGATTCGTGGCGATGCACAAAATAAGCGTTGGATCGGATGTTTTTACGGGCGTTGCAGCTTCGGCAGATTATTTGAATGTTGTTTTCTGTCAGAACATGCCCGTTATCCACCCGATCCAAAGATGGCCGATTTCCGGCATGACCTTCTCCGCGCTTCCATATAAATTCAAACCCGCAGTATCTGCATGATTTTGTCTTTTGGGCGATATCTACAAGTTTCACCCATCCGATTTTCACGTCATATTTTGCTCTATGCCTATTGAGCGTCTGCATGGCCCATATTTTCATTGGATTTTTTAAAACATACTTTGCTTGAGCTGGGTTTTTATCCATGACTACCTCCGGGATGTGTTATATATTATTATATCATGGAGTTTGTTTTTGTAAAGGATTCTTTAAAAAGAAAAGGCCCAGGGCGGCGGAACCCTGGGCCTTATGCTCGGAGGAAAGGGGGGACTCCGAGCCGGGGAAGCGTATATATATTGAGGCTATCAGTACTTCTTTTCGATTGTGACCGGCGCCATCGTCCCGGTCGGGATCGTGAAGGTCCCGCCCGGACTGGCCACGGTGAACTGGATGGTGTACGTCCCGGCCCTGGCTGTCTGCGAAGTGCTCCAGTAGAACACGAACACGCCTGCCGTGGGCGGCGCTACGATGACCGCGGGCTCGTCTGTGAAGGCGTTGACTGTGTTGCCGTCCATCTTCATGGAGGCCGTGACGGTGCAGCCGGTCAAGTCAACAGGCATGCCGAGCGCGTCGACAATCGGCACGCGGTAGGTGGGGAGCGTGTTGCCCTGCTTTAGGCGGATGCGCTCCAGAGCCTGCGCCTGGGAGCATAACACGATCAGAAGGATTGCTGCAAGTATTTTTCTCATGGCTTCCTCATCTTTCTCGGCTTGGTGTCGACCGTCATGCTCTGAAGGAAGAACGGCAGCGGCGTCTGCGTAGCAGTCGGGCTGGCCGTGACCGTCGCCGATATGGTCGGCGTCGGCGTCCTTGTCCCGGTCACGGTGATGGTCGGCGTGGCCGTGAAGGTCGGAGACGATGTCGGGCTCAGGGTCTGGAGAGGGGTGATGCCGTCGCTTGACAGGACCTGAACACTCGACACTGCGTCAGTCACGTTTCCATAGTCCCCGCCGCTTATCCCGAAGAACGTGTTGCCAGAATACCACGGGATCGAGAGCGTGCCGAACACATTGATGCCGTTGCACAAGACGACTATGCTGGATCCGTCGTCATACACCTCAACGTCCGCATGCCATCCGTACCCATAGCCCTCGCTGATCGGCTGAGCCTGCGTGGGCATGTCATTTATGTTCACCGCAGCGGCCACTCCGCTCAGGTAATGGCGGTAGCCCTCGTGGTTGTAGGGAGGGTCAGGGTCAGGCGGCCGGGGATCAGAGTCTGTGACGGTGAAGCTTGAGCCGTGGAACCCGACATAGAAGTAGTCTCCCGTGTTGGGGTTGGTGCAGGCGTTCGAGCTTGCGCGGACAAGGATGCCTCCTTCGGCCTGATAGGCTATGATCGGCATCCAGATGCGCGCCCGGTAATAATGAGAATTGCCATCGCCAAGGTCGATGAGCGCGCAGGCCCCTGGGGTCTGCTCGTAGGCGGTGTATCCGCTTATGGCCACGGTCCCGCTCATCAGGTGCCACACGTCGCCGGACAGCGACACCTCCGGCGCCCGTCCGTCAATCGAGCCGGCCGTGTACGTATGCCCCGGCACCAGGTCATTGAGGTATGCCGTGCCCGAGGCCGGAGGCGTGGGCGTAGGCGTGGCCGCGTGCGCCGCCAGCGGAGCAAGAAGCGCGATGGCTAAAAGCGCCAGGCGCCTCATGCCGAGGCCTCAAGCAGCCCCTGGAATGGGACGCGGACCATCTCGCCGCTGTTGATGAGGTCGTTGGGCGTCTTCTGAGCGTCCTGGTTGCCAGAGATGTCCGGCGTGAGGCATAGCGGATAGTCGCTGCCGCGGAGCATTGACGCATTGTACGCCAAGTCAGAGATGAACTCCGAGCAGATGCGCGCCGCGGCAAGATGGACGCCTCCGAATGACAGGAAGTTGGCCAGGTCATACTTGTAGCCGATCATGTCGTTGGCGAGCTTGATGATCCCGTCGATGATCTCCGGTGTGGCCCGGCGCAGGCGCCAGATCTCCAGGTGCGGGTTCTCCAGGTCGATGGTTTCCTCCTTCACCACCGGCCAGGTGGAATGCACCCTGATCGGCATGCGTGAGGCGAGCCTCTGCTTGATGATGGTCGGCTCCTCTTCCCACCGTCCCGGAAGGACCTCTGGCACCGTCCAGGTGCTCCCGTCCTTGACCTTGAACACTCCCGGCCGGTCGGACACCTCCTCGACCTCGGCATCGGGATCCACGGCATCCCTTATCCAGCCGCAGTGCGTGTACCGGCCGCTGCTGAATCCGGGCGCGTTCGGGTCGCGGTCGGTCCCCTTGTTCCCCTCGAATGCCGCGATCAGGTTGCCGAGAACGTCGAAGTCCGGGAAGAAAAGGTCTCCGGCCACCCACATGGCGATGTCGCCGCGGCGCACGTTGATGAGATTGGTCTGCTTTGCAAGGATGATCTCGCTCATGGCTTTCCTCCCTGTGCTGTGGCTGGCGCCGGGGCCTGGGCCGCCTGCGCCTCGATTGCGATCTTCAGCAGCCGGTCGTGCTTGGCCGTGGCCATGCGCGCGAACACGGACTTGACCGCGTCGCCAATAGCGGCCACGCAGACCGTGACCTGGATGTACGCCGTGTTGGCGTCCACCTGCTTCTGGCCGAACAGGTACAGGGTCCAGACGATCCAGAAAAGTCCGCCAAGGATGATGCCCGAGCAGGACAGGTAGGTCTTCTTTCCGTCGAACGCCTTCTTGATGCCGTTGAATCCGCCGATCATGTCCACGAGCTTGAGTAGAAAATCCATGCGCCCTCCTTTAAGGCTTCACTTCAATCAGGGCCGCCTTGACGGCCTCTTTAAGCGTGTTCTTGTCGATCTTCCCCTCGCCCATGAGGCCGATGACGATGTTGATTATGATGGCCACGAGCAGGACCCCGCCGACGGCGATGACCTTATTGCGCTCATTCCAGAGCGTGGTCACCATGCCGACCTTCTCGTCGTCGAGCCGGGCAAGCCTGGTCTCGACATCGTCCACGCGGCCGTGGGCCTTCTCGGCCGTCTGCTGCGCCTTCCCTATGATCGGGAGCATCTCAAGCTTGCAGGCGTCCTGGTGCCCAGAGATGAGCAGAAGGACGTGGTCGTCCTGCGGACCTTTGGCGAGTGCGGTCTTTCTTGGAGCCATGTCATTGATCCTCCTGAATTCTATCAGGCCAAGGCCCGAACGTCCAGCATGAAGCCGGTCTTGCCGTACAGCGACCACAACTTGTTGAACTCGACTGTGCTCTCCTCAAGCATGTCCGGCTCCTCGAAGAGCGCGAAGTGGTCAGCGACCAGGATGCAGCCTGCCGTGTCCTTGAGGTAGTTCCCGATGTGCATCTCCACGCCCTCGTGGCCGGGCATGTCCTTGAGCAGAAAGCAGGTGTGCTGATGCGCCGGTGAGAAGTAGGGCACCACGTCGTATATGCCCGGCGGGATGATGGTGGTGGGCTGCTCAAGGGTCACGCCCGCGGGCCACTGGTCCTTGCCTACGAGCACGCCGGTGGTGCCGCTCGCGTTGCTCGCCACACGCTTGAGAATGATCGTCTCCTTGTCCATGGCTTTCCTCCTAAGACTTCAGCCAGCCGGAGAGGTCCACGGTATTGCCCATGCCCTCCCAGGCCTTGCTGATCGCATCGATAATCCCGCAGAACTGCGAGTTGTTGCCGGTCCTAAAATGGTTGCACTGATTGAACACCTTGGCCTTGTGCGGTCCATCCACCAGCTTAAACTGCCCACCCTTGACGCGAAGCATCCATGGCAGCGCCCTGATCTCCTTGCTGTCTCCAGACTCCGTGCCCCATATCGGATGCCCGATGAGGTCCGTGTCCCGCTTGTAATCGTCCACGATGGCCGACTGCCCGCCGTTGGTCTCAAACCACTGCACCACCCGCCGGTCGTCATTCTTGATCGTGGCCTTGGTCCGGGCCTTGCTCTCGTGCCAGGGGAGCACCCACGAGTCGGCGTCCACGAGGAACACCTCCTCGCCCACGCGCACGACCAGGGCGTTGGCCGAGTCGTTTGAGGACTTGTTCCCGGTGTAGGCGATGTCGTGGCCGCGGATGAGCTTCTTGATGACTCCGTCCGGAAGCCGCGGGACGATTTGCCAATCATCCGGCGAAAGCAAAACGTCCCCGCGCGGCGTCGGGTTGCACATGAACATCGTCTCGAACTCGATGGGCGACATGGCATCCAGGCCGATCTGTCCGCGGTAGAAGTCCACGGATTTGAGCAGGGGCTTGCCGGTGAAATAATCATCGCCTTTATAGTCCACGAAAGCCGGGAAAATGAGCTTCTTCCATTTATGCTCCCGGTCCTCGTTGAGCAGCATTCCGATCAGGTCGAACTCGTGCCAGCGCGTGGCGATGATGATGATGCGAGAATGCTCAGACTGGAGCCGGGTGCAAAGCACCGTCCTGTACCAGCCCTCCACGTTCTTGCGGACCGTCTCGCTGTTGGCTTCCTTTGAATTCGCGTAATAGTCATCCACCATTGCGATGTCGGCAGGCGATCCGGTCAGGGCGCCGCCGATGCCGGTGGCCGTATAGCTTCCCCGGCGCCCCTTGATCTGCCAATGCCCCTTGCTGCAGGCGTTGGGATCAATCTCGTGATTGAAAAGCCTGGCATACCGCTGCGACATGAAATAGTTCATGGCGCTATAGCTGTGCCGTTCAGCAAGTTCGGCCGCGTAGGTCGCAACCACGATGTTCAGGTCTGGGTTGTTGCCGAGCTTCCAGACCGGATACATGATGCAGGCCAGCGTGCTTTTATAATGCTGGGGTGGAACGCTGATGACCAGGCGCGTGATGGTATCGTCTTCGAGTGCATCCGCGAGTTGACGATGAAAGTCCGCCCAAATATAAGACGGCTCCAAGAACATAGCCGTCCTGATGAGGCTGTTCGTCACGATGGTTTTATCGAATGACACCCGGTCAAGGGTTAGTGCCTGTCCCATCCGCTCCTCCTAGAGCTTCACGCATTCAATCGTGGCGTTCTCGACCTTGAAGATGTTGGTCGCAGACGACGTAGCGAACTGCCCGGTGACTTTGATCGTCTCCGTGATCGTCGTGTCCAAGTTCGCCGTGGTCGAAGGCGCCGTCATAATCGAGGCGGTGTTCGCAACCGGCGGGTTGGCGATGGTCGCGGTCTGCCACTGGATCTTCTGGTTTACCACGTACTTCCCATTGGTCCCCGATCCGGCCGTGGTGACAGTGACGAGCGCCTCGTACTCATAAGTGAACGGCCCGCCAGCGTTGGTCTGCGTGACGAGCGTGAGCACGTTTCCGCTGGCCGTGGCTCCCAGGTAGACCTTGAGGACGAACGTGCCGGAAGTGGCCTGCCACTGAATCGTGCCCCACATCTTTATGCGGAAGGTCGTGCCGACTGCCAAGAGTCCGGCCGGGACCGAGGCCGTGACCAGGTCCGTCTCCGCGGCCGACGTGTTCACATTGAGCTCGGACGTGCGGGAATAGAACCCTCCGCAGCTCAGGTGCGTGTGCCCGGCGTCTGACAGTGTCCCCAGGGCGCCCGCGATGCCTGCCACGTTTGGCGTGTCCGCCACCCCTCCGGTCGCGGCGATGACGCCGGTCTGAAATGCCAGGACCGTGCCGGCCGAGTTGACCATGCTGAGCTTGTGCGAGGACGAGTCTATATAGATGTCTTGGAGCCCTGCGATCCCGCCCGCGCCCGGCGCCGCTATTTCGTCAATCCGAAGTTTCCCCATGACTGCCTCCTAAGATATTCTCAAAACCGAATCGCCGTTGAGACGAAGGTTTATTGCCCCGCCAACTTTGAAATATTCATTTGCGGTGATGCTCCGCCCGTCTTCTAGCGTCACGTCCGCGGCCGGTTTCCTTTGAACTCCGTTGGTTCCATCGGCGCCCGCTGCTCCGGCCGGGCCTACCAGGCTGGTAGCACTTCCCCACCCTCCGCCGCTCTTCGGGCCGTAAATGGAATGGGCCGTGGTGTCGATGTAAAAGTCTCCGATAGCCCCAAGGCCGGACGATGGAGCGCCCGATCCGTTCAGGACTGAACTCCCGTTCGTGCCATCCGCCCCATCAGCGCCTGCCGGTCCGGTCATATCCGCGATGGCCGCTCCCCAAGTGAAGGCGCCCTTCACATAGACTTCCCCGGTGTCCGTTCGGAAAAAATAATCTCCAGCGATACCAATGGCATCCGAGGGCACCCCGGAGCCGGAATACCACTTAGTGCCAGGCGTCCCATCGGTCCCGGCAGGGCCAACCGGACCAGGAGAACCGTCTGATCCTTGCTGGCCGGGTAAGCCATCCGTGCCGTTGACGCCATCAGGCCCCTGCGGGCCAGGAGGGCCTTGCTCTCCCGACGCGCTTGAGCGCGTGACTATGCTGATCACATAATCGGACATCAGTGTGTCCTCAATTCATTCGACATTACACATACTCCGTGATATACTGAATCATGCCTAAAAAAGTGATCCCCATCGAGCAGAGATTTTGGAGCAAGGTCACCAAGTACTGCATTTATTTAATCGTCCACAAAATCAACTGGTCAAAAACTCAATAAATCCGCATAACATAGGTCGCCGTGATGTTGTCCGGCCGCGACTCGTCAGGAGTTCCCGGCGTCGAAGCGTCCGTGCTTCCCGTGAGGGCAAGCGTGTTCGGGTTGTTGGTCGTACCGGAGCAAGACGGAGCGGCCCCGCCGGTCACGCCGGTGGTGATGGTGTGGCCGTGGGCCCCTCCTCCGTTGGTGTTCGAGGGGTTGTTCGGCCCGTCCTGCCACCCAGCGCCCTGCGATCCGCTGCCGAGGTTCTGGTACTGGTGCGTGACGGAATGGACGTGGTCTCCGACCGCGTCGGCCGCTAGCGATCCCGGCCCGTGCGTATGGCTGGCCACGGCTCCGCTGAAAGTGTGCGTGTGGTTCGCCATGCCGCCAGCCGTGAGCGTGTGCGTGTGGCTCTTGTTTTGGCTGGTCTGCGTCGCCCCAGACGTAGTCCCGCCGCGGACAAACCGTTTGGCCGTATTGATGTCGGGCATGTTCTGCCCCACCATCGGCGAAAGCACTTCGGTGATGAGTTGCCCGTTGCATTCCCAATAATTCGTGGGGAGCTTCGGGACGCCAGACAGGCTCTTGAAGTACGGGAAGGCGACGCCGATGGGCACGCCCACGTTCATGATCTGCCCGTTCTTGATGAGGTCGCCGGTGATGTTCACGTTGCGCGGGCGCCCGTTGGACACGTCGCCGATGTCATAGACGCCATCCGTCTCTAGCCCGGTGGTCGGATCGCGCATGACCTGAATGCCGGTAAAGGCATTCACAAGGTCGTTGTACTGCTCCGGCGTGGCCGGGGTTTGGACCGGCGAGGCCGGTAAAAGTGTGAGTGCTGCGTTTCCCATGGTGCCCTCCCTGTGATGCTATAAGATGCCTTAAAGTGCGCTATCCTGCCCGGTTCCGGCCTGTACTGCCACGACCTGCATGTCGGGCGCAAGGTTGAGCTTGCGGCTGATGGACAGCACACGCCACTTAACGTCCGGGCTTATTTTGATCCCGCCGATGCTGGTTGTCCACTTTGAACCGTCACCCCACGACGATTTTCCCCAGATGAAGCTGTTTGCATTCGGGGCATATTGCCGGGGAACGTCAAGCGTGATTAGCTGGTTGTACCGGAGCTCCGGGTTGGACTTGCAAGTGAACGTGATCATCCGGTGCTGGAACCAGTGCTGGAAAAGGTAGTTGAGCAGAAGCGCCTGCCGGTTCGCGTCGGTCGTGATCCACTTGAAATCGAACTTCTTCTCGAAGCAGTCGTAGCCGTACCGCTGCCGGAGGTCGTAGGTCATCTGGATGTTGATGATGTTGAGCTCGTTGTCGTCCCAGGTCACTGAGTTGAACTGGAGCGGATTATAGCCCAGGTCGTCGATTGAGACGATGTCCTCCACGCCCAGGTCCCAGGACGAGGAGCCGCTGTTCTTGATCGGCTCCATGATGAAGTTGTTGTTGCTGTCCACGTACCACTTGCTATTGCTCAGGATGCCGATGGCGTTGATCGCGTCCAGGACCTTCTGCCCCAGGAGTGGGGTGATGTTGTTCACGCACCCGGCCACATCGAACCCAAGATTTATATTTCCACCAGACACGTTCAGCACGTTCGTGATGGTCGGCTGGCTCATGATCTGGAGTGCGATCTGCGCCATGGAGCTATTCTCAGTGAGGTATCCCTGGTTGACGATCTCCGAGGCCATGATGTTGGCCGCCTGGAGGATGCCCGCTCGGAACAGCCGGTCGGGACCCGAATAATCATAGGTGGAAGAGTCCGCTTTAATCACGCCATTAAAAACGTAGGGCGTGAGCGCCGTGCCGGGGTGGATGACGCCGCCGATGACCGTGGCCTCGGTGTAGCTTGAGATGATCTTGATCCGCGAGTTGTTCACGATCCCGGCGTTGAAGAACCGGCCCGTGGGATCGAAGTCGCCGCGCGTGTTGTCCAGGAGCAGCTCGATCTTGTCGATGAGCTGGCCGGACGTGTCCCCGGATGTGTCAACCGTCCCCTCGGCTACGTCCACGGCGATGTCTCGGACCCAGTCTGTGATGTCCATGGCAGCAGAGTAGGACGATCCAAGGTTCAGGTATAGGAGCACCTGCACCGTGGATTGAAACTGCTCGCGTTTCATGTACTGAAGGTTGGTGGTCATGCCTCTTGCAGCTCCAGTCCGCCGTCCACCCCGGCCGCCAATGTGCTGGACGAAAGCGGGATTTCCTTTTCAGACACATCGTTCATCAGGTAAAGCGCTGAAATGCTCAACTGCGGGATATAGGCGCTGTAATATAAATAGACCAAGCAGGAGTCAATGATAAACTGCTGCTTGATGGCCTCGAACGTAACGAAGCTGGCCAGCATGTTCTTGAACTCGCATTTACAGGAGAATTTCGGGAACTGCGGGAACGTGACGAGCTGGATGCTCCCGCCCTTGAGGTTTTGCGTGGAAACGCGCTGATAGGTCTGCACCGTGTCCGTGAGCCCGTTCAGGGCCATCTCCGCGATGAACGTGGTGATGTCGATCTGCACGAGCTGCTTCTCCTGGTTGGCTGGGCTGGTCGCATCGCACGACACCTTGATGTAGCGCGCCGTGATCGTGCCGGATCGCGCCATCACGAAGCCGTCGGTGTTCCCCGTGTAAGCCTGGTAGGGCGTGTAGGTGACGTTGTCGGTGGACCACGAGATCGTGAAGTCCTTGAAGTTGCTCCTCACGAAGACCGTGTCGATGACCCGCGCCAGGAGCAGGTCCACGATGAAGTCCGCGTTGGTCGCGTCGCTGTTCTTTCCGCTCGTGATGGCGGCCGTGGAAAGGTCGCGGTCCACCGCGAAGCTGAGCGTGTTGGACTGGTAGTCTGTGGACAGCGCGAGGCTGAACCCCGTGACCTTGAAGTCGCAGAATGACCTGTTGAAGAACATTGCCTTGTCGTTGAACATCAGGGCAGCCTCCCCTCTTTCTGGAGCCGGTGCTGCTGCATCGTGCTCTTTACGGACCAGTTTTGCATCGTGCTCTTATCCATGACCAGGCTGATCTGCTGGCTCTGGCTCCCCTGGTTGACCGCGCGCCGGATGATGGACTTGAGCTGCGGCTCGTTGAGGATGGCCTCCGGGTTTCCCTTCTCCCCGAACTTGGCCGTCACGCCGTCGCCGGGCGCGAACGCCCCACCCGCGGCCCCTGGGAATGACTGGCTCTCGATCTGGCTGATCTGCTCCGCGCCCACGGCCACGACCGCGGCCGTCTCGATCCCTGCGAAGATCGGGCCAGCGATTGGACCTAGAGTGGACGACGACGCCCAGAAGCCCATGATGGCCTCGGCTGATTTTACAATAACATTAGCCGCTGATGCCTGCTTACCAATCTCAAACATATCTTTGTTTTTTGAGTTTTGAAGTTGTGATAATTCTCCTAATGTGTCTTTGACCGCCGTTTCTAGGGCTATTTTCCGGTCATGCTCCATCTGCGCGGTTTTGATACGGTCTTCTGCACCCTTAACTGAATCGTCAATCTTCTTTTTCTCAGCCTCGGCGTGTCGAAGTATTTGTTCTTTCTCGAAATTGTCATTAGTCATTCCCGCCTGAGCTTTAGCTGCGTCATCAATTGACTTTTTATTATTTTCAGCGTCCCGTTTAATAGAAACTAAATCGTTTTGAATCGTCTGCGTTTGCAGTTCTGTTTCTTTGTTCCAGGAGTTTGCAAGTCCGCTAAGGTCAGAATCAAGCTTTTTTTGGTCCGTAACTAGTTTTTTTTCATATGTTTTAGCGTCTTTCTCTTTATCCGATATAAACTTTTTATTGATGGCAAGTTCATCATCGGCTTTTTTCTTTTCTCGGGCGATCTCGGCGTCAGCGCGCTTCTTGGCTTCGGCTGCGAGCGCGGCCTGTTTGGCGTTGGCAGCATCCAATGCGGCATTGTTCGTGTGCAATGCGTCCGTGTGCGCGTCCGTTGCTTTTTTGACCAGCCCAAGTTTTTGAGCCAACGATGCTGCCAGCTTAACAATATTTCCGTAAACGCCGCCAATACTAGTAAGTTGCGTAATGTAATCTGGGACAAATTTTATCACTTTATCGAGAATATCAAAAAACGCTTTTTTGGCTTTCACCGCTCCGAGTATCTGCGGGTTCAAACGCTCACCAATATCCTCCTGAAGTTTATTTACTTGCGCCTGAGTGGCCTTGAGTTGCTCGGTGAGCGTGAATGCTGCACCCTGCGCGTCTTTTGTCTTTTCGTAAAGCGTAGCAAGAATTACCGCTGCCGCCCCGGCCTTATCTCCGAGCTTGATGAGCATATCAATTTCATCTTTTTGTTGATCGGTCAAAGAAATTCCTGACCGGAGGAGTCGAGTGACAGCGGTTTCCGGCTTATCCAATATTCTTGCGAGGCTCTCCATCGTCGGGCCAAGTTCTTCTCCGGTCATCCTTGACAATCCGATAGACGCTTGGGTAAGAACGTCTATAGCGCCGTCGCTACCGTTGGCAAGTTTATTGTTGGCCAGGATAGCTCCGTTGATGCCCTTCTGAATCCAAGTTTCTTCAATTCCTGTGTGTTCCGATATGGTTTCCGAGAGTTTGGCGATCTGATCGGCTGTTATTGTGGCGTCTTTGCCAAGACCGGCGAGAATGCGGTCGGTGTTGACCAAGACATCCTGCTTTTCTTCAAACGCCTTCAGGGAGTCCGTGATCTCTCCCTTTAACGCCTCCCACGCCTTCATGGCGGACTCTACAGACAGACCCATTTTAAGCAGGCTTTCGGTGAAATTTTCACCGAGCTTATCAATGGATTCGGAAACTTCATCTTTGAGACTTAGAATAATATTTGCTTCGTTATCAGCCATTGGCTCTCCTCCTTGCCAGGTCCCCTTCGTACTCGAACATCACTCGGAGCACGATGGTGTTGAAGTCGCACCGCTTCGGGTTGAATCCTTCCGGCAAGCCTTCGGCACCGAACATGATCTCCCAGGGCTCGCGTTTTAATTCGCGCGCCTTGATCCCG